ACCGCGACTCGCTTGGTCATCACTTACCTTTCAAGTAGTCGGTCAACACCTTCACCGCTTCGTTGTAGAGCGCGGCGTCCTGATCGTCGAGTTGCACGCCACGGCTTACGCGGTCGGAGAACGAATCAACGACAGCCAGCGCGATTGTATTTTTAATGTCGGGGTCGGCCTGCATCTAGTTTCCTTTCGGCTTCGATAAGCAACAACTCAATCATCTTCGGCACGCTTCGGCACGTTGCCTTAGCGAGCTTCAATGCGATGTTTCGCGCGTTAATGCTGATCCGTTGATTGTGCCACTTTTGTTCCACATAGAACAATATAGCAATGTAGCATCTTGCAAGCAAATTGCTAACATGCTATGATAAGCCCGTTGTCGCTCCAATGGATTTCGCGGACATGGCAAAAAAGAAACCGCCAGGCAGATATGTAGTCGATATTGACCTTGGTCAGACTCGCGCCGTAAGGCACGCTGAGTTCGTGCGCCATTACCTAGAGATGCACCCCAAGGATCACGTGAAGGCCGCAAAGATGGCTGGCTACAAGAATCCGGCACTCGAAGGCATTCGCCTGATGAAGAATCCGTGGGTTGTCAACCAGATTATTGAGCAGATGGATAAGGCGAACAAAAAAAGCGAAGTGGACATTGTGTTTGTTCGCGTGAAGCTAGTAGAATTGCTCGCCGGGTGTATGCAGAAGATACCTGTTCTTGACGATAGTGGGGAAGATTCTGGACTCTACAAGTTCATGGACGCTACCGTAGCACGCGGCTGCATCAAAGACCTTGGCGAAATGGTGGATGTGCAGGCGTTCGTGAAAAACTTTGGTGGTACAATCAATCACCAGCACACTCACCAGCCAGCGATTGACGTAAGCAAGCTCAGCATAGACGAGCAAAAGACCATGCTTGAAATGATATTGAAGGCTAAAACTACCGTAACGGCAGAGGAAGCCCCAAAGCGACTTACCTCCAACGTAATCGAGACAACGCAAGACAGTAGCGGCGCGTTCGTGCCGTCCGAAGGGGAATCAGACACGGATGAGTGAGTCCAACGCACAAGTTCTAGTTGACGCTGAAAAACAGTTCTGCGAAATGTCGCTGCGGAACTTCGTGCAGTTGGCGTGGGGGCAAGTCGAGTCCAACGAGTTCATCCCCAACTGGCATATCGACCTCATCTGCAAAGAGCTTGAGCTAGTAACCGACGGGCAAACGCCAGATTTACTGGTCAACGTCCCCCCTGGAACCGCGAAGTCGCTCATTACCTGTGTATTCTGGCCTGCATGGGTGTGGGGGCCTCGCGGCTGGCCGCAAAGCAAGTGGTTTCTCGCGTCGTACTCGGACGAGCTTACTACCCGCGACTCGGTGCGTCGTAGAAATCTAATGACATCGGCATGGTATCAGCGATTTTGGGGTAATCTGGTTCAACTTAACAAAGACCAGAACCTAAAGACTCGATATAGCAACACCGCAGGCGGCGAAATGATGTCGTCGTCGGTTGGCGGTGCAGGTCTTGGCGAGCATCCCAACTTTATTATTGTGGATGACCCTTCCAAGACGAAGGAAGCCGAGAGCGAGCGAGAGCGCGAAAACGTCAAGTCGTGGTGGCAGAACACAATCGTCACCCGTGGTTTGCTAAAGAGTTCACGCCGCGTTGTCATTATGCAGCGACTACATCAAGAGGACTTGTCAGGCGTGATTATTGCGAGCAAGCGAGCGAAGCATGTCTGCCTGCCAATGTTCTTCGAGGCGGCGCACCCCTACCGATGTCCTGACGATCTGCGAACAGAGGAGGGTGAATTGCTTTGGCCTGCCGCATTCACGCCGGCCAGAATCAAACAGATCACCGACACGATGCAGGTGTCGATTCAAGCGGGGCAGTTGCAGCAACGTCCAACGCCTGCGGGCGGTGGCATGTTCAAACAGCACTGGTTCAGGTATTACCGAGACTTCCCTGAGTATTACGAGTTGCCGTACCCGACAACGGAAGATTCTCCATCGAGAGTTGACCGCGTGCTAAAGCGAAATTGCTGGCGGTTCGCGGTGGCTGATACAGCGCTGACAACCAACGAGAAGAACGACCCTACGGCCATCGCGGTAATCGACGTTGAGCGTAAGGAAGGCGGGAAAAGCCGTCTGTTTATAGTTGAAATGCTCAATTTTTACGCGGAAGCGCCGGAAGTAAAAAAGGTGTTGCAGTCTCTACTCGTCAAGCACTCGCTAGCGTTCGTAGGCGTGGAAGATACGCTTGACGGCAAGCACATCATCCAGCAGTTTCGCGCGGCGGGTTTACCGATTAAGACGATTAAGACTGACGGCAAGGATAAAGTGTTCAGGGCGATTCCATTGTCGCTCGACCTAGAGAACGAGCAAGTGTGGTTTAAGGCTGATGCTGATTGGCTGCAAAAGGTCGAAAGCCAACTTCTATTGTTCCCCAACGACACGCATGACGACATGTGCTTGGCGGGCGGGACGATGGTTTCGACTCCAATGGGCGAGGTTCCAATTGAGAGCGTCAAGATAGGCGACGAAGTTTATACGTCTGGTGGCGTGGGCGTTGTGACCGCTTGCGGGTTAACCCGCGAGAGCGCAGATGTTGTTCGCTTGCGCGTTGGTAACGGACGGGGCATAGTGGGAACTAAGAACCACCCCGTTTTTGTTCAAGGCGAGGATTTTGTAGAACTTGGCAGAGTTACCAGCGGAGATATCCTTTGCGGCAAGTCGGCAGGGCCAGTAAAAATGGCTTTAGGATTATCTGACGCTGGCACTGCCGACGTTTACAACCTGAGCGTCTCTGGTTCGCACGATTTCTTCGCGAATGGCATACTTGTCCATAATTGTGACGCCCTTGCCCACGGTTGCAATGTAGCAAGAAACAAGGACTATTCGCTACCAGAAAAGAGGGCAGGCGTGGCGGTGGAGATAAATGGGCAGAAGGAAATCATCGTGCCGGGTACGATGGGATGGCTCATGGGCTTCCACAAGGAGTTTGGGCCGAAAGAAAAAAGTGTCTTTACACTTGGAAACAAACGAAGATAAGTATTGCAGTCTGCGTTGGACTACTATACTATCTCACCGAAAGGCTCTACGATGACGACTGATACAATGACAGAACCGAAAAAGAAAAAAGCTGAAATGGTGGACTCGTCCATCACAATGACCGAGGACGATCTCAAGTCCATCATTGCGCAGCACGTTGCCGAGGCAATGGCAAAGTTTTCAGACGGGAAGGAAATCGCGACGGGGATGAAGGCTCAAATGCCTGTTTACCCATACACGCCAAAGGACGGCGCTCGCATCCCGAACAACATGGTTGCGCCCATCGGCTGGCAGACCATCGAACACGCCAACGGCATTGCCACGTTGCATCCCGCGTCTGACCCGGACTTTAATCCCCTGGAACGCAAGGATGTAATGAGCGCGGTTGACGATCGTTGGAGCGTGATGAACCGGCCCGTGGCTGGCGAGAAGATTCCTGAGCAGCCCAAGCGAATGCTGGTCAACAGCCGATTCCAAGAGCTTTTCCCCAACGTCAACCGGTGGGGCGACAACTGCCAAGTTTTTTTGACGGATGATGCAACACTCAAGAACGAAGAAAACGGCGGGCCTGCTTTGGGCGCTCCCAAGAGCCTTGCGAAGTTCAAGTTTATTCGATAGGACATCTCATGTTCAATCCCGATGAAGATAAACTGTGGCAGGAGATTCAAGCTGGTGCAACACGGCGTGACGCTCACCTCGATAAGAGTGATGAGCTTATACGCCGGTTCACTGGCCGCTGCTACAACACGAACAAGCAATCGGACATCCCGATTACCGAGAACTTCGCGTTCGAGTTAATCTCGGTTCTCCAGCCGTCGATCATCTACGACAACCCAAGATGTATGTTTCAGTCAATGGCCCCCAACGCCGTTGACGACGAAACGCGATCCAACATCGACCAAATGAAGATGCTCTATGGCGCAGCGACCGACTTCCAACTCGCACAGATGCTTGGGTTCCCTACCATTCGTGAGCTTGTTCGCAGTCTTGGCGGGATGACGGCAAAAGATTTTGCGAAGGCGTTGCAGCTTGCCTGCAACCGCTGGAGCAGTGACAATATGATTAGCAGTCCACTGACAGACATGGCAGTGGACTTTTTCTTTAATTGGGGCGTTGGGATGGTGACGATCACCGACCAGCCCGGATACTCAGGCGTGGAGATGTCTCCGCAAATGCCGTATCTCGTAAGACTCCCGCAGCGACACTACGTATTTGACGCTGCATCCAAAAGCCATCAGACAACCGACGCTAATGGCCCAAGATTCAAAGGCCATCTGTGGCGCGCTGACAAGGAAGATTTACTCGACGATCCTGATTTCGACCGCGATGCAGTCGAAGCGATGATGGTCGATTCCGACAGGGATAAGTATTACTTCGAGAAAGACAAATCCGTGTCTTTTTCAGAACGCAACGAGGTGTTCGCGTGGGACGTTTGGCTTCCTGAGGCACAAATCGACGGGTACTCCCGCAGGGACGGCTACTGTGGGTCGTGGCGTACTCTAGCGGTGGCTAGTGGCAAAGACGGCACGAACAAGAAAGCCCGTGAGATTCGCGAGCCTCGTCCCGCATACGTGCCTGAGTGGGGGCCGTATGTCATGTTCGGCTACCACAAGGTCGTGGACGATCCGTTCCCCCTGTCAATCATCGTCGCTACTGCCGAGCAGACGGACGCACTCAACGCCCACACGAACGCCGCTAGCGAGGATGCGAAGTCTTACAAGAAAGTCGTAGCGGGCCAGTCAGAGAACGCCACAGACGCCAACCGGCTGCGAAAGGCGGCAAACGGTGACGTGATACTGGTCGATAGCGTCGATACGCTCAAGCAAATCGAGATGGGCGGCATCACTGACCAGCAGATGAAGCACATCAATATCGAGCGCGACCGCCTTGAGCGGTTGTCGGGCATGAGCGCAGCGAGCCGGGGTAATCCCAAGGGTGAGATTTCGGCGACGGCGGAAGCGATTGCCAGCGAAGGTGGGAAAACGCGGCTGTCGGGTATTCAAAGTGCGTATCGCAAGGCGGTACATCAGGTATTCCGCACCGCTGCATGGTTTATGATGCACGGCGAGGATCAGGTGTTCACGCTGGGCGAGGAAGGTGAGAAGGAAGGACTCGAAGAGTTTACTGGTGGTCTTGAAGGTCGTAGCCGGTTCCGGTTCCACGATCTATCGTTGACCATCGACCCGTACAGCATGGAGCATACGGATCAAGGCATGTTGCAGAAAAGGCTGATTGAGATGTTCTCGATGTTGCGTGATACCGCGCCGATTATGGCTCAGACTCCGTACATCAACTGGAAAGAGCCGTTTGAACGTCTGTTTGAAACCGCAAACATTCACGGCGCTAGCGAATGGATTAACCAGCAGCTTCTTGCACAGGTTCAGGGGCAGCAGGCGATGGGCGAGGAAGTTGCCAGCCCTGACCTTCGCATGACGAAGAAGCCAATGAACGCCAACAGTAACGCCCGCGATGCTATGTCGTCGATGCAAGAGAATGCGTCGATGAGGGCGGCAACCTTATGATTTACCGAGAAACATACTGGCGCGATGGCGACGTTGCCGTAGTCGAGACAATCCCGCTGTCTGGCGAGAACCTGCCTATCGACTTCGCGCGGTTCCGATACCGGACGACGTTCCAGCACATCCTGGCGTCTGGCCCCGTAACTCGCTCGTGCAACATCGCGCTAAAGGCGGATAACGTCGTCGATGCGATGGCAGAGGCGGCAGTGATTAAGCCAATCAAGGATCGGGAGCTTAGTGATGGTCTTGCCGCCGACGTAAATCGAACGCTTGTTGACGAAATCAACGCCACTACGAAGGCGACTCAATCCGCAATGAAGGCTCAGTCGAAAGGTGAAATCAAATAATGTCCGTGTTTACGCTCAGCCAATCCGAGTCGTTGCGAGTAGGAAAGTCTATTTTCCGCTACGTTTCGCATAACAATCGCGGCGAAATCGTTGTAAAGGTACTGACTGACGAGCCAGTTGCGATGGTGAAGCGGGATGGGACGGAACGTAGTGTTCGCTCCGGGTCAATAAATAAATTGCATAATGCGTCGATAATTCGTAGAATCACTATTGACCGACGCGCGTAAGTTTGCTTTAATAGCGTCAGACATTCACCGACGGCGATTGCCGCACCTTTCTCCAGCGCATGCTGGCATACCCAAACATGGGTTGCTGGCATGTATTCATTCAAGAACAGCAAAGACGAATACGTTGAGCGCGACATGAGCGTTGACGAAGTTATGGACTTGCCTTCTCAAAAAGGCAAGAGTTATATCGTCGTCGAAGGCGTCAAGTATTTCCGGTCTATGTCCGGCGGCGCGGTAGGTTTTGGCGAAGGCTACATGGAATACGACCACGCGCAGTATCCGAGAATCAGTTCCGCGATGGAGCGGTTCGCTGTCGGGGCGGAGCATGTAAAGGGAAAGGGCAAGGATCACGGCAAGGTCATCATCGAGTCGGCGCAGCACGCCAAAGAGATGTGCCGCCGACATTCATACACCCGCGATTACGACGAAAGTTCACTACCTCCAGTGAGCCAAGGCATGGCTATGCCGAAAGCTCCTTGGGAAACCTGATAACGCCACTGAGGAAGCAGGCTTGTCGCCCCGAACCCTCACGGCAAGGAAATTAAACAGATGCCAGCAGAAGCCCCCGTAGCGCCATGGGAATCATCCACAGCAGCAAGCGATAGCGGTAACCAATCCGCAACGGAAGTCGCAACAGAGTTTGACGCAACCGAAGCCCAGTCAGAACAAACGATCGCAGACGAAAAAGCGAATCGAGAAGCGTTTGACAAAGCAACGGGAGAAGCGACAGACAACGACGGCCAACCCGATGACAAGCTTGCCGAATCACGATCCAAAACGGAAGTCAAAAAGGCAAAGGACACCAAGCCAGCCAACGACCAACCCGCAGCGATCGAGTTTACTCCGAAAGCGGCCAAGTATGCCGAGCAACTTGGCGTGAGTTCGGATCAGGCGTTGGATGTTGCCCTTGCAGCCTTTGAACGAATCGGTGCGTTTACCGACGACGAAATCGAGGCAAAGTTCCAGAAGGGTTCGCAATCCTTCATTGAACAGGGTTTGAAGCTGGCTAAGACGCAAAAGGATACAGACGCAGCTTACAGCAAGGCATATCAGCGAAGCTCGAATCAGGATACACCTGCCGAGCATGAGCAAGTAGCCGAGGCTGAAAGCGAACAAGTCTCGATTCCCGATGCGGTCAAGAAGGTGATAGACGAAGCATTTTCTGAGTTTCAAGATGATGATTACGTCGCACCTCTTGGCGTTGCGTTCACGGCAGTTGCAGAGCAGTTGGGCAAGCATTACGGCGCGGAATTGAAGAAGGCGACAGCCGCCTACACACAATCCGAGTCGAGATTGCAACAGCAAATCCATGCTCTTAACGGCTTCATGGTGGACGCAACCATCGAGAAATCAAGGGCTTCTCTTGTTGAGCAGTACCCCACTCTCGATGACACAGCCGCACAGGATCGCGTGTTGAAAATGTACGACACGTTGATTGAAAGCGGCGAGTTCAAGTCGGTGGACGACGCCTATCGAAAGGCAGTATCCGCCGAGTTGGGCGAGGAAACGACGCAGACGCTCAAGCGCCGACTCCTGTCCGTACACAACACAAAAAAACTAGGACAGCCCAAGATTCCAAAGCAGGCTTCGTCAAGCGAACGCGCTCTTTCTCACGAGGAAGAGGATCAACGAGCGTTTAACGGGGCCATGAAGCGAAACAATCGAAGGCTCGAATAAGAAAGGCATCATCCAATGGGTGCATCACTCAACACGTTCTCAGACTTTTTCAACAACGCGACCGGCCCGGCGTACCTGACTGGCCCCGGCCAGATCATCAACGACGCGCAGCTTCGCAACTACGAGGCATTCGATCTTCTCTCCCGCGTGAAGAAGGATGTCAAAGGCGGCAACCAGATCAAGGACGTTATTACGTTCTCTGACCCTGGCACCGCTTCGACCTACAAGCCCGGCGATCAGGCAACCATTGCCAGCGTGCCCGGCCTGGACACCATCGGCGTGAACTGGCGTTTCACCCGTGTCTATGCGACATGGAATGAAAAAGAAATCATGCTCAACGAAGGTGCTGGCGGCGATATGTTCCAGCAATACAAGCGCCTCAAAGATTTCAAGTGGCAGCAGGCTTACACCTCGCTTTTGAATGAGCTTGAGCGTCAGTTCTTCGCCACCGCCAATAACGCTGACATGGAATCCGCTGGCGGCGAGAAGCCTTACAGCGTTCCGTCCACCGTCACCAGCGACGGGTTGGCCCCGTCTGGCTTTACCACTGTTCAGGGCGTCAACCCGACCACGCAGAGCAAGTGGCGCAACCAAACGGCCAGCTACACCGCAGGCTCGTGGCTTGATCCTGACGTTGGCATCATCGGCGGTTTTGACACCATGAGCCAGCTTGTTCGCTTCAAGTCGCCCTCGATTTCGATGGACGGCGCATCTTGGACGAGCAGCGACCTCAACAAATGTGTCGTTCTCACCAACCGCGAAGGCCGCTCGAAGTATATGAAGGCGCTCCGTGCGTCCAATGACTTCACCCGCGCCGGTACTCAAGACCCCGCCTACTCCAGCCCCGTGTTCGACGGCGTAAAAGTGGTTGCGTCTGAAATCATCGACACCAACGCCATCTTCGCCGCTGGTAGCCCCGGCTACTACTTCCTGAACAGCAACTTCATCAAGTTGGTGTGTCACAGCAGCAAGTGGATGGACAAGGGCGAGCCGATGACCTTCCCCGACAAGCCTGATACAGCCGTGTGCTGGATCGACTGCTGGGGCAACGTGTTCAACCAGAGTCGGCAACGCCACGGCCTCTTGACCGCAGCGTGATTCGTCGGGGCGGTTGGATAGCCCGCCGCCCCTCATCTGTTTCCTCAGTTGCTTCGGACGTTCCGTTGCTCCTGGAAGGAGCAGAAGTAAATCTTGGCCGGTCATCCCTCAAACGGGGAGCAACGGCTATGGAAAGGCTCAACTATGGCAGGTTACTACACACATCCAATGTTTCGTGAAGGCGCACCCCTTACCGAAGGCGTCGAGTTCTTCGAGGACTTCCTTCAAGGCCCGGCAGCGTCAGCCACTGACGACTTGGCCTCGTTCGATCTCGTCGGCACCAGTGCCGCGCTGACGTTTTCTGATACCGCTCAAAACGGCGTTGGCATTCTTGTCAGCAACTCGACCAACCCGGCGTTCCTGATCGGCAACGGCGAGCCGTTCAAACTGGAAGCCGCAAAGTATCAAGTTTTCGAGACTCGCTTGAACCTCGCTGACGCTGACGGCATGAGCTTCTTCGCTGGCTTGGCAATCACCAATGCTAACCCGTTCTCTGGATCGTTGACCGACTACGTTGGCTTCTTCGCCACCGACGGCAGCATCAAGTACGGCTGCGGCAAAAACAACAACAACGTGCCCGGCTCTGGTACGTCTGGTAATGAAACTGATGCCGACAGCGGGGTTGACTTTGTTGACGCCACCAACGTCACGCTCCAAGTCGCCATCAACGGCATCACGGAAGCCCGCTTCTACGTGGACGGCGTTCTTGTCGGCAAGGTCACTTCTAATCTGCCCGACGACGAGTTGTTAACCACGCATGTCGGCATGGTCGGCAGTGGCGAAACGATCAGTGTTGATTACGTCAAGGTCATCGCACCCCGCGCGTAAGCCATCACCCTCAATCTCTTGGCTAGCAAACGCCAGCCAAGAGTTTTACCTCTTGTTTTCACGCGACTGGTTCGGGCAAGAGACTTACACCACAACCGGACAAGGATTATCACCATGCCATCACCCGACGAAACCGCTCGCCTGATTAAGAGTTCTTTTGCTGGTTCCTTGCCTTCGCAGGTCGGCAAGATCACCCTCGGCATTCCCGTTCAGGCTCCTCCGATTGCAATCACCGGCACTTCGGTTCTCACTACAACCACACTGTCCGCCGCTGCGCACGCCAGTCGCTTCGTGGTGTTCACTTCGGGCACTTCGCTCGCTGTGGTTCGCCACCGCTTCAAGTTGCCCGCCGCCGCCGCTGGCACTTCTGGCAACACCTACATCATCAGCTCGAACATCAACGGCACGCCAACGTCAAACGGCATCGTGGTTCGCCCCGGTACAACGACCGACCGCATCAGCGGCACGTCCGTTGTTGGTGGTGCGGTGAAGGGTTCAACTCACGGCAACCGTGGCTCGTACATCGCACTTGTCAGCAACGGCGCTGGCAGCTACTTCGTTGTCGGCAACGGCAAGTCGTTGAGTGGTGCAGGCTCAAGCCTGATTTGGCGTGGTATTGCCTAATTGGTTCTCACTAAGGAGTTCCGATTTTGAGCAACGCAAGTAAAAAACTCATCATCTGCGGGATGATTAAAGACTACCCCGACCTCTCTAAGTATGATGAGGTTTGGGGTATCAACTCGATCTATCAGCGTATCGAGAAAATCGACCGCATCTTGTTCTTTGATGACCACAAGTTGATTGCTGACGACTTCGCCGAAAAGGTGAACGCGATCGGCTGCGATGTTGTTACGCGATGGCATGTGCCTGAGATTCCAAAGAGCCGTGCGTATCCGCTTGATGAGATCGTCGCTCATTTTGGCATCTGTAACTTCACTTGCAGCGTGGCGTATGCCATCGCTATGGCTGTCTATGAAGGATACCGCGACATCACGCTCGCTGGCATGTACCACATTGACGACTCTTACGAATACATGCACGCCAAGCCATGTGTTGATATGTGGTGCGGCATTGCAGTTGGCAGCGGCGTGGCACTGAGAATCCACGGTAGCTCGTTCATTATGCGGGCGTATCGCTGGGAAAGCCCCGTGTACGGGTACGAGACAAACGAAACCAGGTGGCTGCACATTCACACGATGGCTGGCGCATTCAAGGCTTGTTCTGAATATCCGCTACTTCCGGTACTCGCTAAGGCTCCAGATGGTGTAGTATTGCCAGAAGCCGTAGATAGAGAGTCGGTGCGACGAAACTACGAGCGGATGAATACTAACCAGATCAGGATTGAACATGACGATGCAACGATTAACGGAGTCTCAAAGCAAGCTGGTTGAAGCTCACATGCCTCACGCAGTGGCGATTGCTCGAAAGGCTCACGCGAAATACAAGCACCGGCTATCTTTCGACGAAGCGTTATCAGCGGCAACATTCGGAATGGTAGGGAAGGCCAGTAGGCACGACAACAGCGTATCGACGTTCAGCACGAGTTCGTACTCAAGGGCGCAAGGGCAAATACTAGATGACCTGAGAAAGAAATACCACTGGATGAGCGGCAGGCGAGACAAGGCAAATAAAACATACCCGCATCAGTTTAGGGTTGACGACAATGGCAATGCGGAAGAAATGAACATCGAGTCGGAGCAGGGTTTTAACGAAGTCGATGAAACAGATACGGTCGATATGTTGACCAGTTGCCTGACCTCAGAAGAAAAAGATGTTGTTGTGAGACTGGTAGTTAATGACGAAAGATTGATAGACGTTGCGAAGCTAAAAGGGCTTAGCTCAGACAAGGTTTACCGGATAAAAACGGGAGCCTTGCAAAGAATGGCGGATCATCATGGCGAACATTATTGACAGCGACACGGTATTCACGGCGGCGGTTGATTTGAGCAACGCAACCGGCGTTACGCTGCCTGCGGGCGTAGTGACCAACGCTACGCTTGCGACCACCCCGAACATCACTCGCGCGAAGCTCGTTCAAGAGACGAAGCAATTCACGCTCCCGATGGAACTTTGGAGGGTGTGGAATGCGTTCGAGACCGTTCTTCCCGGCACGTCCGCGAACGATGACCTCGGCTTGTACGGCGGCACGTTCACCACTAACTCGCCGATGATTAAGTCGTATGACCTGAAAACACTGTCAACGACTTTGTACGCTCGCACCACATTCACAATACCCGCAGAGTATGACGCGGCGCAGGCACTCACGCTACGGGCCAGTGCCGGTATGCAGACGACGGTTTCCGATACTTCGTGCGTGATTGACTTTGTTGTTTATAAGTCTGACGGTATCGGCGGAATTGGCTCTGACCTGTGCGCCACCGCAGCGACTTCAATCAACAGTCTGACCCTCGCTAACAAAGATTTTACGATTACATCGACTGGCCTCGCGGCTGGTGATGTTCTTGACATTCGCATGGCCGTAACCGTTGTTGACGCAGCGAGCGGCACCGCAGTTACCGCAGCTATTGGTAATACCGCCATCCGTGCAGCAATTCGAGGATAAAAATATGTCTCAAGGTACACACCAAAGTTTCATTCAAGGCCTGCTTCGTCGTGGTCTGACAACCAACTCGACGGAAGGCGACTTTCTCGTTCCAGTTCCAACCGCTATCGAGCCTGTGAGCATTGATAGTGCTTCCGACGCCTCCGCGAATAGCTTCGTGGTCGGTTGCGGTGGAAGTGAAACGATCATTTACCCGTTCGGCACTGATGCCGACAACGAAGCGTTCGGAATGCGAGTTTACCTGTGGTCGAAGGCTGCGGGAAGGTCTGGCTCGCCAACCGACTTGTGGGTTCCTTACTTCGTAGGTGGATTCGTAGTGACCTTATCAAGCGCGCTTAATGGCGTGGCTGGTGCGTTGATCTCCGACCTTGAGTTCCTGGCGGACACCATTACCGAAGAAGCAACTAATACGTGGGATGACGGATATGTACCGCCAACCGTCCGCGTTCGTTCTCACGCAGCCGAACAGCTTGCCGAGATTCGCATTCTGACCAACGGCTACCAAAAGCTGGAAGTTCGATTCGACCTGACTACTGCGGCAACGGCCAACGCTCTATTCCGCCAGATGTGAGATATGAATGCCTGCACCATCTACATGCAAACAAGTGCCGAGCATCGTTTTAGGCGACAAGTGGTTCGCCTCTGTGTCGTTCGACTCGCTACTTGACGATGGTGTGACTATCACAGGCACGCCGACGGTAGCGGAAGTTACGACTTCTGCTTTCACTGTCGCCACGCCATCTATCTATGCCGGGCTTACACTCACTGGAATGCGTTGGGATAAAGACAATCTCATCCTGTCAAAAACGGGCGCGTTCGTGGCGTACAAGTACGAAGCAGGCGACACGATCAGCATTACAAGCGGCACTGGCGCTACGGTCAGCACTTATATCGTGAGGTCGAAGGTTGACGACAACAAGATTGCACTCGCAAGCTCTCTTGGCGGGGAGACTGCTAGCCAAGCCGACATCGCTGGCGTTCTTGCGGCAAGCACGTACATACTCGGCAAAGCCGTCCGCCCCAACCGGTCTATCACGGTGTTCCTTAACTCTGCGTCTGCCGTGGCGGGTACAACCTACCGATTCCGTGTGACTGTTACGACGACTGAGAACGCAAACACTGGCGTAAGAATCCGTGACATTCTATTGAAGGTCACAGCGGTAGGAGCCGACTAATGAGCATCACGCTTGGAGAATTGAAACTTTCGGTCGAGCGTATCGTCAGCAATCAGCCTGACGGTTCGCTCGATGTAGAGTCTATCGTCAACGACGCTGGTCGGTACTTGTTCTCTATGCACTCGTGGAACTGGCGCAACCGCCCCGTCACGCCGCTATCGTATATCGCTCCAATCTCTGTGGCTGACGCGACGTACACCGAAGCGACCAAAACAATCACTAAGACTTCCGGTTTTACGAACTACACCTTTCGTAATTCAGAAGTGTTCAACGTGTCGGCTGGCACTGGCGCGACAACCGGCGAATACGTCATTGCTTCGAGAACCAGCGATAACGCAATTGTGCTGTCTAAGTCTATTGGCGCTGCCGCTGACGGGCTTACCGACATCGACGGAAGCATCTCGTTCCCCTACTGCGTACTCCCGTCAGACTTTGGCGAAGGCCAGATTGTAGGCATCAACCACAGGTCGAACCTGACCAACAATGCAACGGCCACATCGCTAGAGCAGGTGCGATGGCTGCGGTATCACGGCCTTGCGTCCTCGTATCAGGTTTACTACGCACTGTCGTACCCTTCGCAGACAGCGACATCAGCAGCACCAGCCACGCCGCTACTTGAAATCTACCCCACGCCAACGGCGGTTGATAATGCCGTACTGATGCTCACCTACAAAGCGGGATGGGTTGCTATGGCTGATGATGATGCGCTCGCCAACATTCCGCCTGGATACGAATACCTACTCAAGCGACTCGTTAAGGCGTTCTCCCACGAAGCGATGTCTGACGATAACTCACGGATCGCGCAAGTCGAGGCAAGCCCTGAGTTGCTTCGCGCCAAGAAGCAGGACGGCAATACGCTGCCGATGCTCGGCAAGTTACAAGGCGGTGCGGCTCGTGGAAGCAACGTGCCGGATCACAACTGGAACTTTACTTTTGCTGATTGATGTCACGCAATGTCATTCAATATCGAGTTTACAGATTCCCGCCAGCAGATCGCGGTCGATGACATTAAAATGTCTGACGTTGCGGGCGGTCGCATGGACATCACCGCTCCCGGCGACACGCAGCCTGTTTTTGCATGGTCGAAGTTCGTCATATCTCAGATTAGTATCTCAGGCTTGCCGGTCAAGATGGTTCCGCCTCAGATCATCCCTAAGCTAAAGTCTGGCAACCTCGTAGGAATTAAGCTGTTCCTGTCCAACGGTGAAGTGTTCACCGGCGAAATAGGCATCGACAGATACGACCACGGGCCTAAAGGTAAAAGCGAACCACTGCTATTCGCCACGTTGTCCGGCACGTTCACCGGCGAGAAGAATCAGGCGAACGCGAAATCGTTCGATAGCCGGTCTATTGGCGCGGTAGTGGACATCCACAACGGATCGTCTTACACCATTGGCTATCAAGACAGCCGCATGGACTCCGCGATTCGACCGTTCTACATCGACGGTATTCAGGATAACGTCACCGCGATTCCTTCGGCGATCAGCACCGTTGTAGAGTCGATGGGTGGCAACACTCATGGACATCCGTTCGATAGCTCGTTGTATGTGCTGAGCGCGAACGGTAGCAGGTTCGACAACAACTCGGTCGCTGGCGCGGTGATTTACGGGCGCGGGCCGCGAGACTGTTCACCGGCTGCACCAAGCGTGACGGTTGGGTATATGGAAAGGCGAATCAGGGTTACGCAAACTGTTGACGCGCCAGACAATAGCCCTTGCTCGACGCTTGCGATAACAAGGACGATTAAGGTTAATGTGCCGACACTGAGCATTCGCATCCCGTGCGTGTGGACGGACTCGCCAGCACAGCCGCAGTTTATTGGAAGCATCAACTCGAATGGATATTCGATTTTCGGGATGACGTTTGGTTCGACCACGCTTCGATGCGACGGGTTTGACTTCAACCCTTACGGCTCTCCCGCTGGCATTTACTACGTTGGGACTATCAGGTTTGTGTTTAACCCTCTTGGATGGAAAGCTGGCTCGCTAACTTGCATACAGCCAGTTCAGTTGCCACTTGAAGGGAACCAGACGCAGCACAGCTATACCCTTGGTTCTTTTTTTGCTCAATACTACGAATACCCACTTACAGGTTTTGAAGAATTGCACGCGCTTTGCCCTAACTGTTATTCATTGGAGTCTGCCTGATGCCGCAATATGAGCATCCAGAAAACATGAGCGTGCGCAACCCGCAGCCCCTTGTGGGCCTCGAAGCGTTGCAGAAACTTTCGCCGCCGCAAGGTGACGCGATGATTCTTCGCATTGTCGAAGAGTTGGCCGGTCAGGTGCAGGGCCTACAGAATCGCGTTAAGTATCTTGAGAAGTATGAAACCAATAGTGGCCCGCCAATCAGGACGGTTGTTGGTGACGCCGAGTTTATTAAGGTGACGCAGACTGAGGAAACGGTAATCATCGCGTTTGACGAGGATGAACTAAAGCGACATATACCGGAACAGCCAATTCCGACGTATCTCGACCGCTACCGCCACTGCACCGACCCGAACGCCAATCCCGACCTTTATCTTCCGTCTGGTGTTGCAGACGGGAGCATTAGCGCGGATGGCGTGCTGGTTGTAGAAATCGGCTTCGGCAACGGATCGCAGAAGTGCTACTACATCATCGCGCGTAACGTGCTTGGCGCGCCAACGCAATACTCTACGGTCAAACCTGTTGTCGATTGCTCTGTGTGTGAAGAGATACCGATACCCAATCCGCCAGACCCTCCAGACCCTCCAGACCCGCCGTACCCTCCTGGCGACTACCCCTACTTCAACGGTTGGGTAGTTGCCGATGTTACTTGTTCGGTCACTGCGGCTGGCGCGCTAGTCATAACGGTGAAGTATGTGAACTTGCAGACTGGCGCGATTAAGTTTGAGCAGCGACTAAACTGTTGCTGCACAACGGCTCCCGCAAACGTGCCCGTTGATCGTTGGCGTCCGTGTGGAGTTGAAAACGACGACAGCCAAGACATCTTTCTACACCCCGGCGTACTCGATATGTCCGACTCTGATGACCCTGTTGTTCAGGTGGGATCGGCGGGATGCTGCTATCGCTTCGTAGAGGCCACTCAGGATGAAACTATCAACATCAGCCCGATATTCCTTCGCAGCACGTGCGACGACTCTGATTGCGGCGATTGCGGCGAACCGATTACACCAGTATGCGAAGATTGCATAAGCGCTACCAATAGCGCAACTCAAGTTCTATGGGTTAACGGCATTCAAAGTTTGTTTACTGGATACAACGACACGCACATATTCAGAGGCACGATTAGCCCGACTGATGGCTTCTTGTTTGGATGGGAATATAATATAAACGCAGGAAACGCTCTCGCTATTCACTGTGATGCTAGCGGCAGAGTTTGGGCGCGAGTTACCATTACTGGGCCTGCCAGATGGGGCGATGTTAATCCTCCTAACATCCCGTTTTCTGCTGGATACCGCGAAATCACCGGCGAACTCAAGTGCATTAACGGAGCGTTTAGCGGAACATTTAAGCTCTACGGAGTTTACGCTAATACCGATGGTTCTGATTACCTTGAGATCACGTTCTAGCCATGACCAACGAAGAAATGTCCAACATGTCATGGATGGACGCAAGCAAGTTAGGCGTGCTGCGTAAGGACTGGTGCGCAGCGATTTCAGTGAAGCGGAATAAGAAGAAATACGCCCCGCCGAAAGCGGTCGCGTCTAGCGAAAAGAAGTTCCGCGCGATACCATTAGAGATATACTCCTGTTCGCTTCGCGGGGATGTCGTTGCGATGACCACTTGCCGCAGTTGTGCGGGTGGGAATAAGCCGCTTGAGATATTTGAATGTAGCGTCCACGGCGAATGCACGGTGGACAAGATGCCCGACCCAGGGCGACACGTAAAGGGACTTTGCAAGACCTGCCCCGACCGACAAGGTAAGCCCATTATTTAGGT